GAGCGGCGCTCGGTGGCGAAGCTGAAAAACACCGATGCGCCGTGGCGCCAGCGGCCGGCGAGCGAGAAGCAGATCGCGCTGCTCCGCAAGCTGCGCGTGCCGTTCAAGACGCCGATCACGATGGGCGCCGCGTCCGATCTGATCGACCTGGCGAACGCGCGCCGGCAGCAAGGGAAGCGATGATCGCGGAGTGTCGCAGAACGCTGCGTCACAAACCGCGTCAAAAACGGCGTCACTACCGACGGTGTGTGATGTCAGTTCTCACACTCGATGTAGTGGTCGCTTGCGCGATGGGGCGGAGCTGATCAAGGATCCCCCCGCAAAGAACGAAAGGCCGGCGAGCTCGTTGGAGAGCCGCCGGCCTAAAGACCGCGATCCACGGGACAGGCGCGAATCGGCGATCGGCAGCAATTCTAACCGAATCCCCATTTCCAGCCAACAACTCGACGATCGCGGCCGGCGGTCCCTAATCGCACCGCAGCTAGGGGGAACCCGTCGCGACCCGCGCGCCGACTAGCAAGCCGCAGAGCGCGCACCGTAGGGACGGACCGTATGTAGGCCGTCCGCTGACGAACGGGCGGAGGCATGGCGTGCAGCGCCATCGAAAATCGTCAGCTACCGCCGGGAGTGCTGTCACGCAACCGGGGGCCATCTATGGCGACAGGCGACGGAGCATCAGGAGCCCTGCGTAGGCGGGGCTTTGCCTTCCTGGCTCTTGGCTCTGGAGCAATCTAAGGGGGCGGCGGCATGGGGAGCAGAAGCAATCCAGGAGCGAGGGACGGAGGGCGGACGGGGGCGGCGATGGGCGGCCATCCGGTGCCGGTCAATCCGTGGCCGAAAAAACCTGGGATCAAGCGATACAGCCGGTTGCGGACACGGGTCGCGCAAGGGGTCATCGGCGCGGAGGCGCACTGCGCGGGGCTCGTGCGTGCGAAGTTTGGTCGCGGGTGGCCGGTGCGGACGATCGCCAAGCGAATGGGGCTCGACGAAGGGGACGTAAGGCGCATGCTGCGCACGGCCGAAGATCTGCGGCCGCGACTCGTCAAAGGAGGGACGCATGGGGACAGGCCAGGCGACCGAAGACAAGACCGCTAAGGCGACCATCGGAAAGATCAAAAAGCTACTGGAGACGCTCGCGGAGCTCCGGACGAAAGAAAGCGACGTGCTAGCGGAGATGGAAACGCTGCTCGGCGGCGGCGTCGGGATCGCGGCGCAACTGAAGGCGGTCCAGCACGCGTTCGAGACGGCGCACGCGACGCGCTACAGCGGCCGCTATGTGTGGCAACATACGCGCGACGTGCCCAACCTCAAACGCCTGATCAAGTCCCTCGGCGTCGAGGAGCTGCGCGTCCGGTTCGGCAACTACTTACGCAACAACGATCGATTCTTCACGACGGCGCGGCATTCCTTCGGCGCGTTCGTCGCCAGCGTGAACCAGCACGCGGCCGCCGGCAACGCGCTGCCGGAGGGCTTCGAGCTCGACGCGCCAGCCGTCGCCGACTGCAAACATCACCCACCCTGCACCACGGATCAACAGCACACGCGACGCAAGATGGCGGAAGTGCGCGGCGACTCGTCGGCGTTCTGATGGCCGCCACGGTTGCTGTTCTGCCGGCGCCGTCGGCGCGCGATCTCGACGCGGTGATTCTCCCGCACAACATCGAAACCGAGCGGTCGACGCTCGGCGCCGCGATGGTGCGGGAGACGGCCGCGGATTACGTCGTCGACCATCTGACCGCCGACGCCTTCCACCGGCGCGCGCATCAAACGATCTTCCTCGCGATGCGCGAGCTGCGGCGGCGCAGCGTCGAGATCGACTACATCACGCTCCGCACCGAGCTGGAGCGCGTCAAGAAGCTCGATGAAGTCGGCGGTCCGTCGTATCTCACGGCACTGACCGACGGCATCCCGCGCAGCGCGAACGTCGAGCACTACGCCGCCATCCTCAAGGAGCTCCAAACCAAGCGCGCCCTGGTGCGCTACGCCGAACGCACGCTGAACCTGATCGCCGGCGGCGAGCACAGCGCCGCGGCGCTCGTCTCTGACGCGGACACGCGGCTGCTCGAACTACAAAAGGGCCACGCCGAAGGGCGCATGATGTCGCTGAAGGAGTCCGCCGAAGACTTCGATCGCGATTTCGAGTGGCGCGTCGCGCACGCCGGCGAGCTCTCCGGACTCGATACCGGGTTTCCATCGATCAACGAACTGACAATGGGCTGGCAGCCCGGCGATCTAATCATCGTCGCGGCCAGGCCGTCGATCGGCAAGACCACGTTTGTGATGAATAGCGCCGTCGCGACGGCACGCACGCTGCGCGCGGACGGCGTGACACCGCGGCGCGTCGCGGTGTTCTCCTTCGAGATGCGCCGGCTGCAGCTCGAATACCGCATGGTGTCGAGCCTCGCCAACGTGCCGTTGTCGCGCATTCTCAGCGGCCGCCAGATGGAAGCCGACTGCAAACCCGTCGGCGCGGCAATGAACGCGATCCGCGAGCTCGACATCCACATCGACGACCTGGCCGGTCAAAACGTGTGGGACATCCGCGCGACGTGCCGGCGCCTGAAAGCGGAGGGCGGACTCGACGAGGTGATCATCGACTACGTGCAACTGATGCCGGGCTCGCTGGACCGACGCGGCGCGACGCGCAACGAGGAAGTAACCGACATCAGCCGGCGTCTCAAAGTCATGGCCGACGAGCTCGGCGTGCCGATCATCCTGCTGTCGCAGCTCTCGCGCGCGGCGAAGGACCGAGCGGACCCGCGGCCGAAGCTCTCCGATCTGCGCGAGTCGGGCGCACTGGAGCAGGACGCCGATCTCGTGTGCTTCCTGCACCGGAAGAACCATCGCGAAGGCGGCGTGACGCATTTCATCATCGAGAAGCAGCGCAACGGGCCGACCGGCACGGTCAACATCACGCTCGATCGCGACACGGTGACATTCACGGATGGTGGCGACGAGCCGCCGGCGCCCGTGAAGGCGGAAGCCGAAGAACCGAAACGCCGGCGAAAGTCCGCACCAAGCTACGGCGGCCGCCGGCAGTCAGATCCCGATTGATCTAGAACGATCTAGATTGACGGTTCGTGACTTGTTAGTCAGAATACGAGGGCTCCATGCTCTACATCGGCATCGACAACGGCAGCAGCGGCGGGATCGCGGTGCTCAACGAGCGCGGTGTGATCTACGCGGCGGTGCCGATGCCACCGACGGACGTTGAGATTTATTCGTCGCTGATCGAGTATGCGAGCGCCGACGTGACGCGCGCAGTCCTGGAGCACGCGCAGGCGTTCCCGAAGATGGGCACGTCGAGCGCGTTCAACTACGGGCGCGGCTACGGTGCCATGCAGATGGCGCTAGCGGCCGCGTCGATTCCTTTCGATATTGTCGTCCCGCGCAAGTGGATGGCGGCCCTAAGCTGCCTCACGCGCGGCGACAAGAACATCTCCAAGCGTCGGGCAGAGCAGCTCTTTCCTGGCAGGAGGATCACGCACGCAACCGCCGACGCGTTGCTGATCGCGGAGTATTGTCGGCGCATCAATCGAGGTCAGCAGCATGGCGAAGAAGAAAGCCGCGGCGCGCAGGAACACACCGAAGCGCCCGGCCACGCGGAAGGCAGCGAAGGCGTCGGCGCGCGGAAAGAAAAAGGGGCCGGCCGCGCTGCCGCTGCCCGGCATGGGGCAAGTGCGCAACGTGCGGCTCGATCGGTTCTGTGAGTCGATCGGCGAAGGCCGCGACGCGATGAACCGGCTGCGTGGCGAGGAGAAATCCGACATGCAGGGCGCGCTGCGCGAGATGCACGATCGTCACGTCGAGGTCTACCGGCACGCCGGCGTCGAGCTCGTGCGCGTCCCTGGCGAGGAGAAGCTCCGCGTCCGCACCTCGAAGGAGTCGGCGAGCGATATCACCGAGACGGACCACGGCGACGAAGCGGCCGCGCGCGAGCTCGGCGAGATCGACGAAGCGACTGGGACGGGGGAATAAATGAAAAAGGAGGTCGTCGCCCGCCTGCCCGAACACCAACCGATCCGGATCGGGCCGTTCACGCTGACCGAAACCGGCATGAACGTGCGCGGGCGACCGACCTTCGAGCAATACGAGGCCGTCGGCATTTTCATCAAGCGCACGCACGCGGCGAGCGGCTGGTGGCTCGCCGACTGGCTGCGCTACGGGGAAGGGCGCGAGGACTGGCGCGAGAAGCTCTCGCAGGCGCAGGACGCGACCGGGCTCACGGAGAAGACGTTAAAGAACGTCCGCGCGATCGGCGCGATCGAACCGTCCCGCCGGCGCCAGGGCGTCGAGTTCGCGCTCCATGCCGAAGTCGCCGGGCTCGAACCGGACGAACAAACGCACTGGCTCACCGAAGCAGAGGCCGAAGGCTGGGATCGTCGTGAGCTCAGGGTGAACATCCGCGCCGCCAAGCGCGCGAAGGTGATCGAAGGCCAGGCGATTCTGGAGGGGATGTATCGCATCCTCTACGCGGATCCGCCGTGGCTCTACGACGACAGCGGGCCGACGTTCGATGGCTCACTCGGGAAGGCCGAGCGCCACTACCGCGGCATGACCGTGCAGGAGCTCTGCGCGCTGCCGATCGCGGCGCACGCGATGCCGGACTCGACGCTATTTCTGTGGGCGACCACACCGATGCTGCTGCAGACGCCAGGCCCGCGCGAGGTGATCGAAGCGTGGGGTTTCACGTATAAGAGCGAGCGCATTTGGGACAAGGTGCTGGGGATGCCGGGGCACTACGCGCTCGACCTGGTGCATGAACATCTGCTGATCTGCACGCGCGGCAACGGCCAGCCGATCGTCCCGACGCCGCACGAGAAATCGATCCTCGTCGAGCGGCGCTCGAACATCCACAGCCGGAAGCCAGAGAGCATCCGCAAGTGGATCGAGAAGCACTGGACCGCCGGCCCGTATCTCGAACTGTTCGGCCGTGAACGCGTCGACGGCTGGAGCGTCTTTGGCGATGACGCCGCCCTGTGGGCCGAAGACGCCGCGACGGTGAACGCATGAAGAAGCACGAGGCGGAAAAGCTGATCGAGACGATCCGGTCATTCGTCGACGAACCGAGCGGACGCGCGACGGCGAGCGACAAGGGCACGCCGGAGAAGCACCCGGCCCGCGCCATCATCGAAGACACGCGCGCCGCGGAAGCGGCCGACGCCGGCGACGCGGATCTGATCAGCAACGGCCGCATCAACTTCGAGAAGCTGTATCAGAAGTTCAAGGCGCGTTTCATCGATGAGGCGCGCATCGATCCGATCCTACTGAATCTGATCATGGTGCAACCGGAGATGATCGTCGACGTGGAGCGGCGCGTGCAGACGCTCGACAACTCCACGCTCCGCGGTCGCCTCGCGCGGCTGATGGCGCAGAAGTATTTCGCGCAGAAGCGCGCCGTCGGCACGGTGCGTCGCGAGCTCGCGCGCACGGGACCGGATCCCGGCGGCGGCGGCACGCTCGGCACGACGCTCAATGACTATGTGCGCGACGGGTTCCTCGTGCGCGAGGACGACGGCTATATCATGGCGCCTGGTGTCAAGGTAACGGAGCGCGAGCTCCAGACCACGTAGGAGATCCCATGCCGTTGAAAGTCGGAAAGAGCCGCGGCGCGATCAGCGCGAACATCAAAGAGCTGACGCACTCGACGACGAAGGCCGGGAAGGCCCGCAACGCGCGACCGAATGCACACGCGGTCAACGTCGCGATCGCGATGCGCCAGGCG